AAAAATGATGCCCATGTTAGACAACATGCAGGCCACAATCAAACAACTAAAAGCAAAGCAAACATTTCGTCTTGCACTGCTTAATCAACTATTAGAATCAATTGATTCTGAATAAATACATTACAACAACTTAAAGGAAAAACAAATGAAATTATCACAACTCGCATCAGCACCAAAATTAATCGAAGTATCCATTGACGATAAGGAAGTCATCAAGGAATATAAGGAAGCACTAACCTTTTATACTTGGGATCGCCAACCAATGGACGTATTCACTCGTCTTGCAAATTTGAGTGAAAAAAATGACGTTGGTGCATTAGTAGAAATCGTTAGAACATTAATTCTTGACGAAGAAGGCAAACAAATTCTTACTAAAGAAAGCACTTTGCCAACAGGCATTTTGATGAAAGTTATTGCTAAGATTACAGAACAGTTGGGAAAGTAACAGGTGGTGAAATAAATGTAGACTCTAGAGAAATGCTCTCAATAATGCAAATCGATGGGCTTGGTAAAAGATATGGTCTATTACCAAGCGAAATCTTAAAAAGAGCAGACACATTTGATTTGTATGTTATTGATGCGGCATTGAGTTACGAAAATTTTCACCACAAAAAATCTATGAATAAAGGGCAAGTACCAGCAGAAGTATATTCTACTGATCAGTTACTTGAAATGTTTAATAAGGGTAAAGATAATGGCTAATATTAAATTTAGACTCGTCAGCAATACTATTACTCCGAGCCTTCAGCGCATACAAAAGCAATTAAATAATGTGCCTAGAGAAGCCTATGAAGTGTTTAAAGCCGCTACTCCTGCTCAATCAGGCAATGCACGTAAACGTACTCGTTTGCAAGGCAATAAAATTGTAGCAGATTACCCTTATGCAACTGAATTAGATGCAGGCGAAAGCAATAAAGCACCAGAAGGCATGTCTAAACCAACTACAGATTACATTACACAACGCATTAATAATATAATGCGTAAAAAATAAGGATTATACATGGCCAGTTTAACATATGCAGTAGACATTGATACAAGTAGTGCAACAAGTTCTCTTAATAGATTGCAAGCACAGATTGGACGCATGGGTACGGGCGGCAAAGGCTTTGGTGCGTTACAAAAACAAGTGTCGGGGATCGGTGATTCTCTTAGAGGACTAGGAGGAGTTGTCGCAGTAGGTGCTATTTCTGCCGGATTTGCGTCATTATCAGACACCGTAACAAGTGTTCGCAATAAATTAAGTGCGTTTAGTGCTACTCAAGAAGAAGTCAATCAGAAATTTAGTACTCTTGCAGGCATTGCTGGTCGCTCACGCAGTGATTTAAGTTCAGTAGGTGATCTGTACAGTAAACTAACTGTTGCTTCTACTCAATTGGGTCTATCGCAAGATCAAGTTGGTCAAATAACAGAATCTTTCACTAAATCGTTGAAGGTTGGTGGTGCAACTGCGGCAGAATCTGCAAGTGCTATTCTACAATTTAGCCAAGCAATGGGTTCAGGCGTATTGCGCGGTGAAGAATTTAACGCTGTGTTCGAGGCATCACCATCAACAATGATGGAACTTGCTAAGTCAATAGGTGTACCAGTTGGTAAAATGCGTGAACTTGCAGAAGATGGCAAGTTAACTGCAAAAGTTGTAACTGAAGCACTATTAAAGTCTGCTGATTCAATTGAAGAGAAGTTTGCAAAAACAACTCCAACAATTGCTGAAGGATTCACTAACATTAGAACAGCGGCTGCTATTGCTTTTGATGCATTATCACAAGAGCCTGGCCCTGCAAAAGTGTTTATTGATGCCGCCAACGCAGTATTAAAGTTAACTACTGATGTTAATAGTCTTGCTTCTAGTCTTAAATCTATATTCTCACTTGTTTCTAGTATAGCAATTGCCTTTTTAACACTTGTTAAAGGTCCTCAATTAGCAGTAGCCGCAATGAGTGGTCTTGCATCAGCAATGACTGGCTTGAGTGCAAATGCACGTGGCTTTAGTGTCGTGTTCACTAAAGATTTAAAAAGTATCAGTAACAGTTTAGTTGGTATTGGTACTGCTTTTGGCGTATTTGATTCGTCACGTGGTAAAATTTTAAAAACTGCTGGTACTTTAACAGGATTGAGTGGAATAATAGCAAGAATTTCTCAACTTACATTATCTTTAGGCAACATATTTAAAGCAATATTCAGCATTGGAATGCGCTTTGTAGGTTGGATTGCCATTTTTACTGGTATTGTTGAAGTAATTAATTTACTATACAAATCAATTACTGGAAGCAAAGAAAATCTTATTGATTTTGGTGGTATTTTTAATAAATTTGTCGAAGTAGTGCGAATTGCAATCGGACTATTAAAACTTCTTGGAAGTTATCTATCAGACCAATTGTCGCCAATATTTGACTCAGTTGGAAAAGCATGGGATAGTGTTACTTCAAAACTATCATCGCCTGGATGGCTAACTTCACTAATTGGCTATCTTAACACAGGTATGAATAAATTAGGAGAATTTTATAATTACTTAAAAGAAATCTCAGGCGTTGCTGGCGAAGATAGAGCCGCAAAGGCTGCTTCTGACGATGAAAAAGCGGCTGCTCTTAAAAAGAAACAAGAAGAAGAGGCTGCGGCCAAAGCACTTAGAGACAAGCACAAAAATGATCTTACTAAACAAGAAACACAAAGAGTAAAACGACAAGCAGATGCGTTTAGAGATTTAAAACGTGCCATTCTTGAAGTTACTAGTGCATTTACACAGCAATCAGAAACACGACTTGACGACCTAAAATTTCAATTTGATTCACTTAAGATGAGTGAACATGATGTTACGTTGGCATCACAAAAACGTGATATTCTTAAAGAACAGAGTGATGCGCTTAAACAGTTAGATGATAAGCAACGTCAAGTTATGGAAAATGATCAATTAACTGATCAAGCAAGGGCTACATCGCTTGCACTAATCAGAGAGCAACGTGTTGCAATCAAAAACGCAACTGTTGAACAACTTGATTCCGCTGAAAAAGCGGCAGAAGCAATTGAAAAAGAAAATATTGCACTTGAGAAAAGAAATAGTTTGCAAGATTTAAAGCAAGTTGCCAATACCAATGAGGCTGCTTTAAAGGCTATTACAGACGAACTAGAATTAGTTGGACTGTACGGTGATAAACTTGATGAAGTTACTGCTCAACTTGAACTACAAAATAGTTTGCGTCAGATTGAAGTTACATATCAAAATACTTTACTTGAACTAGAAAAAGAAAAACTTAAATTAGGCGCAGAACGTTATGCGCTTGCAGTTGAAACTGCTAATGCTGTTAAAAACGAAGCAATTGCTAGTGCTGAAGCACAAGCGGCAGAGAGAAAGAAAGTTGAAGCAGCCAAGAAAAATTCAGAACGTAATGATGTTACTGCGGCAATTGGAAAACGAATGGAAGAGTTGCAACGTAGTATTGATCCTGCGGCAGTTGCTTTGGAAAAATTTGATTCAGTTTTTGCAAATATGGGCAGAGCATTGGATGAGTTTGTTAATACAGGCAAGTTTAAGTTTAAAGATTTTGCACTATCAATCATTAAAGATTTGCTTATGGTTGAACTAAAAGCAACTGCTACAAAATTGTTTCTTAACATTGCTAAAACTGCAATTGGTTTCTTCGCAGAAGGTGGTAGTCCTCCAGTTAATAAACCAAGTATTGTTGGTGAAAAAGGACCAGAACTATTTGTTCCTAGAACAGCAGGCACAATCATTCCAAACGATCAAATTGGAGGCGGTAAAGGCGGTAATAACGTATCTGGATCAGTAAACAACACTTACATCACTAACAACATTAGTGCTTTAGATGCAAAATCAGTTGCACAACTATTTGCTGAAAATCGCAGAACATTATTTGGCGCTGTTGAAATGGCTAAAAAAGAAACACCATATAGAACAGCATAAGGAATAAAACATGTCAGGCTTACAAACAATTTTAAATTTTTGCAGTAGTATTGATATCAATCGCAGAAACGTGGTTGGTATTCAGTTTACTCGCAACGAACAACCTCGTACTTCATTGACTCCAACTTTCAACCCGTGGAAGTTTACGTTAGAAATGCCAAGCAGTTTTCGCTACAGTGAATCACGTGATTTAATGGAAGCACTTGATACATTAGATCGTTATACTCCGCAGGTTATTACATTCAGTGATTTGCCACAGTTATCATGGATATTTAAATATCGAGGTAGAATGACAACAGCACAAATCAATGCGATTACTGTAGTATCATATGTAGGCAATGTGTTGACATTAACTGGTTTGCCAGCAGTAGCGGCAAGTACAGTATTATTTGCGCCTAACGATTTGATTCAGATTGGTAACAACACGTATCCATTTACTAGCGAAACCACAGTAACACGTGGCACAGGAGCAAACGTTGTTGTAACTACAAGCAGACCTAATATTATTAGTGGTTCAGTTGTTGGTGATGGTATCACTGTTGGTAACAGTTGCGACTTTTATATGTTCTGTCCTAACATGCCTACATATAAATTGATTCCAGGTGGTGCAACTAAAGGTCCAGGAAACGTTACAACTAACAATGCACTATTAGAATTTACTGACTCGTTTGAGTTATACGAGTGGGTTGGCACAACATAAGGAATAAGTCATGGAAAATATCCCAGAAGTAGCAAACAGTCCTCCGTTTATTAATAACGCAGAGTTTGTTAAATTAACAATTTATAACGATTATGGTAACACTAGTAATGGTGGTATTGCAGGCATCTATACATTTAGTAG